CTTGTCGAATCGTCCGCACCATGCGAGACAAACGCAAAACCTGTCAGCGATGACTCGCGGACAACATACACAGGCCCGGTGAACTCCTGGCCATTCACTGTAACTTCATCATCTTTCTTAATTTTCTCTGGCTCGCTCTTGGGGGTTGCCTCGATAGAAGCCTGCCAGACATAGCCACCAGCCGCGCTGTTCACCACCTCATCCCTCGCGGCAGTCGCGGCAGTGGCTACTCCCACGGCAGTAAGAGTTTCCCCGCTATTCACCAAATCAAAATTCCCTACCCGCTTGGTGGAATCGTGATCCAAATTGGCCACCAAGACCTTGCCCTCGTCCATGCCCTTCAGGTCGATCACCAGTGGCAGGTCATAGCCACCAATTTCCATGTCGGTGCCGGTGTATATTTCAGCATTGAATCGCGCCGGCCGCTGCTTACCGTCATCGTCAGTTTCCGCAGCCTGGATCGTTACCGGTGCATGCAGCGCGATGATCGGATTCTTAACTGCCTTGATCTTGGGCGTTTCTCTTCGCTTGGCTCGCAGCCTGCGCGTTTTCTTCGTCGCCATCTTCATCTCCTCCAAATGGTTGCATGGCCGGTTCCGGTGGCGGATCTAATACCGTCGCACCCTTGGGAAACATCTCATGCAATAGTATCTTTCGCATCTCATCGACAGTGACTCCGTAATCGGTAGCCATCTGCGTTATTTCGTCCTCGAAATCCTCGCCAGCTTCTGAGTATCGCTTGCTTAGGGTCAGTGACCCGTTGCGCAAGTTAATGTTATTGGCCCTGGCTTCGGCCGCGATATCAGCAACACGGTGCTTAGGCCAATCCCAGCCATGGCTTCTAGCGGCCGGCCCCACTAGCCTGGGATTAGCGCCAAGCCACCTGAACTCCCGAATGGCTTCATCGAACCAGACATCGAACAATGGATCTAAAACCAGATCGTTGCCATCTTCGCGGTCAACATCCAATGCGCCGTAATAGGTCTGGTGATCCAATCTGCCGGAGGCATAGTTGTAGCTGCTGCTGTCACATGCCGCCTTGTTGTACGGCATTGACTTCGGCCTGGCCTGCTCATTGACTAGCGATTTGTGGAATGCTTCGTAGGTTGCCGTTGGATGCTCGGCCCGCATCTGGAATGGATCGTAGCCATCAGGCAATGCCGTCATCATTCGCTTCTGGATGTCCATCGTGGACATCGGATCGACCAGCTCCAGCGTATCCGGAGAAACCTGCGTTTTGAGAAATAGCGTGAAGTCAGCCGCCGTTTCCGCCGCCGCGATAGTAGCCTCGCGGTAGCGCCTGGGCGGCACCCATATTGAGCGTCGATGTGGATTCTGGGATCCCGCGATGCTGACCTGGCCGCCGCAATTTGAACCACTGCAACATGAACCTGGCCGGTATCCGCTCCGCATCTTGGAAGCCGCCGACGAATGTTGACGATCCAGGATGCCGCCTTAGCAGGTCGTAGTAGGTCGGATTCCCAAATTGATCGAAGTGAACTCCGTCAATGGCTCCCTGATCGAAAAACTCCAAGTCCGGAGTCTGGATCTGTTCTGTTTCGTAGAGTGTCAGGTCTACCTTGATACTGTGATTGAGATTTGGATTCGTACGAATGACCGCAAACCCTTCGCCATCGGTATGCTTGGCATGACATAGACACCATAGCTTGCGCCGCAATTGGACTGCCTGAGACCAGAGATTAAACTCCATCTCGATCATCTGGTTAAAGCCCTGGCTGCCTGTCTGCATTCTAAGCTTAGGTCCCACGCCCACGGTGTCGGTAGCATACGTTTGTGCAATGCCGTCGGCGTAACCATTGCTGTAGACATCGTACCGTGAGCGTGGAACAAGCTTTTCTCGGACCGGCCTACTATTCGCAGAGTCGGCATCATATTGATCCGAGTTGGCCCAGTAATTCTTGAACTCGTCGGTGTCTCTGGCTGCGTCATATTCAGCGCGGAGTCGGTGCCAGTTAGAACCACGAGGCAATTGCGTTAATGTAGCACGAGGTTTCCCATTGCTGCTGATCGGCCTGCCGAATTGATCCATTACCGCTGGCATTATCCACATCCTGGCGGTACGAGCTTGGTAAAGCGCAAGCCAAAGTGATTTAGATCTGCTGCCGTCTCTACAGAAATATGCTGGTGTGCTTCGATCAGATCTTTGGCAGTCTTGCTAACCACCGTATGCCCACCAACAGTTACGCTGTGCGGCCCGGTTGCATTTTCAATAATTGCGGCTTCCACCGCATCGATTTCGTCTTGAGTAGCCATGCACTAAGAATAGCAAGATGCAATGGCTTTCTATCGCAAACCAGGCAAAACGGCCCATTTCATTCGATATATCGAATATCACCTGCCAGTTTCTGGCAATAGGCCGTCGTAATGCTCCGACGTTTGCATCCGCTGGCCGCAGTTCCGGCAGGCTCGCACCCGACGATATCCGCCAGAAATGGCAGTTCGATAAGACACATTGACCATCTTGCATCCGCACTTAGGACATGATAGCCCGCTGCTCTCTGATGCCATATCTTGAAGTGATCTGCGTTGATCCATCATTTGCCCTTGGCCATGTCAGCCAGCGATCTACGCTTGCCAACCCCGGCCGGCTTGTTCACTCTTAGCAACATAATCCCCATCATCGAAGCCGCTACATTAGCCAAGTAGGAAGCATCCAAAAAATGGTTCTGTGCTTTCCCGGTTTGCATTTTCCATACGCGCTGCATTTTGCCTCTGTAGACTTCTTCGACTTCCGCCTCAGACACTATATGCTTGGCATACATTGCATGGCTTCGCACTTGCCTGGGGGTAATTCTCCCAGCGTTCTTTTTATCCTCTTCGCTAAGCTCCCCAAACAGGTAAGCAGTTCCAGGCTTGCCGTCAGCAGTCAACCATCGTTCGTGCTCAAACCTTTTCCATCGGTCAGTGTCGCAATGCACAAGCCAGTTGCCCTGGTCCTGCTTGTTCATAAACCAACCATCGCCGGATTTTCTCACCAGCTCTTTCTTATTAACTACATTGCGGTATAGGTTTGTAAAATTCGCCACCGTGCAACCGTGACTCTTGCCGTGCCCCTTCGCTGGATAGATGCCCAATCCAATATTCCTACACGCCTTGTAAACAGTATCTGTGAATGCTCCACTATCTACTAATGTCATATTCAGATCAACAATTTCACCGTCCGAAGTCATGCAAGGATTTTCTTTTTGCTGCTCCATGCGACCAAGAATCGCCCGGTGAACTGCCAGCTCTAGCCCCTCGTCGCTGCCGTAGGTTGTCCCGTAGCTCTCATAGAAGCCATAGTCCACCACGTAATTCGTTGCGTCCACATCCCACGCCTTGATAACCCAATACACGCCCAGCTTTTGCACATCTATGCCCTGGGTCAATGTTGTGCACGTTGCCGGCACAATGCGGCGTGGATAGCCTGACAGCTTTTTTGCAATTCTATTGGCTGTCAGGTCAGATCCTAAAGATGTATCCTCTTTGGGCGGATCGTTGTCATATTCAGTGCTGACCGCTTCCTGTCCTAGCCTGGCAACCATCGTGTAGTAATGTTCGAGTGCCGATGATTCCGACGTTTGATCGAATCTATTTGGATTTGCTATTACCGCGCCGAGATCCATCTTGCCTCTGTTTTCCAGATACATCTCATGCGCTTCGTTCGTCTCATTCAACCAGTCCACCTGCTTCAATTCAACGAAGTCGTCCCATAGATCCATGCGTTCTGGCGGTTGAATCAAAAACTTGTATCGCCGCGGCTTCCAGCTTGGCTTTGCTTTTGGATTGGTAAACAGAAAAGAGGCTGAAATGCGACTCTGGATCGTGCTCAATAGTATTCTAGAAACCGGCTGAGTTTGGCTGCCAAGACCGGCAATGTCCTTGTCGATCCGATTGGCTAATTTCTCTGCCTGTTCTTCGCTCCTGGCTGTTTCTTCGGTGTCAGGATCATCAATCACCGCCAATTGCGGCCGTTTGCCGCGTAGTTTCGTGCCTCGCACCGCAGAATCTAAACCATGAGCGGCAATGATCGAACCAGCAGACGGCGACCCTGGCACGTCGGGAAAAATTACTAGCTGACCGCTCCAGGTAAAATGGCTTTTCGCATCCTTGTACTTTCGCCGGCGGTCAGTGTGCCAGCGGCCGCTGACAATCTGATAGGATGCGCGATTTGGTGTGTATTCCAAGGCCCGAACCGGGATACATACCTCTGGATAATCAGCCGCCAGCAGATCATTCTCTGTAATTGCCGTTTTGATTGTGTCCAACGAATTACTGGCCAGCGTTCCAGTAGACTGAAACAAAATGCACGACTTCAACAGGCCCTGAAGTGTATATTTTATGATCAATCGCTCAACTATCGTTGTCTTGCCTTCGCCGCGCGATGCCGCTATGGCCTGATCCCCACTTTCTGATATGGCTCGTGCAAACGATTTGACCATGTCCAGTTGCTGCGATGTGAAATCATAGGTAAATGGGTCAGAAAGACCACAACCAGGCCCAAAATAGTGCATTAGCCAAGCAATATCGCTTGATTCCGCCCTTTTCCGCCTTCGCTTATTTTCGCATTCTGGGATGTCGACATGCTTGGTTGGCCGCCTGGCACTGGCCTGCCATGCCGCCTGGTAGTCTCGCCTGGATGCCGTCATAGCCTGCCTGTAAGTCTATTATTGATAATCTGTGGTCGATGTCTGGGGACCG